AGCGTCATCTGTATCAGCAGGAATCGTATTAAGAAACTCCTGTTTCATTTGAGTTAAGAAATCAGTTATTGTATGGTCAGGATCAGAATAGTTTAAAAGTTGTTGTATGTTCTCAACTGGATTTGCACGATACTTACCGACTTTAGCAGTTGCACCTGAAGTAGAACCAGTTATAGTTTCTCCTGTTATCCAACCATTGTTTGCTGAAATGAATAATTTACTATTTACTATTGTGTCTTCTGCCAAAACAGTTGAAGTTGCACCTGAAGTAGAACCTGTAATGACTTCACCTTTTTGAAAAGAACCACCAAATGTATTTTGCTCATCTACAATTCTATTACCTGCGTCTAGGCCATTTTTGTCTGTCTGATTGAGTAAAACAAAACTGTCTGATACACCTACTGTTTCTAAAAGTATTTGATCTATGTCTGTAATTGTATCTAAATTTAATTCAGCAGATTCCATGAATAGGAAATAAGATGTAAGAAATTCTGTAAATTTGGGGTGGTCCGTTAATACGAACTCAGGTACCTGTTGTTTAACAAGTGTGGATAGTTTTTTTTTATTTGTTTTTTTAATGTCCATTACCTAGACCTAATAACTACTAGTTGTTGTGTAAGATGTTCCTGCTTGTGAACTACCACTCTCTATCGTATCTACTGATCCAGTTATAGTTGAGTTAGTTGTATCAATTGATAACACTTGATTTCTTACAGGTACGATATCGTTTGAATCTGGTTGAACTGTCACTCTTACTATGGTACTAGCCGCACCATCAACATTTGATATACTTGTTAGATGAGCAGAAGTTAAAATTATTTCTCCAGTAGTGTAATTAATCGTACCAAAAGTAGAACTTGTATATACTCTAACTGTTCCATTTAGATAGTAAACTCTTATGTTACCATTACCGTCATCATCTAAGAAATGTTCGTTAGTTGAACTGTCATCATTGATTTTAAATCCTGTTGAAGATACAATACCACCACCAGTAGTATTGTGACCAGAGTGTGGATTGAAAAATGCATTATTAAAAGATAATGTGTATTTTAATCCTGAATTTAAAGTTGGTGTAATGTTTTTATACATTTTAACTTTAGTGATGTTAGATAAAATAGATGATTCGGCACCATCAATAACCTGTCCTACTGCTGAATATCTAAACATACCTGTAAAATCCTCTAGTGTGTCTGTATTGTAAGTTGTGATAGCATCCAATACATTTGTTTCAATTGTTGATATGTCTTTAGTCGTTAAACTAGAGTCATACTTAAAAGTTGTTTCTAAAATAATGAAAGTAGTTTCAGGATCAATAATCACAGGCGTTACTGAAGCAACAGCAAACGATTTAAGACTTTGCACTAAACTTGTCTTAGTTACCTCTGTTAAATTAGAACCTGATTTTGCTTTAATTGAAACATAAACTTTTCCATAGTCAGGAGTAGCAGCATCTTCACCGCCATAAACTTGAACTGATTGAGCATTGGCATATAAACTCTTAACAAGAACTTTATAGTCATCTGCTGTGACTGCTCTATCTTGTGATGAATAATCTCTTGGTGCATTATACTTAATTGATTTAATTGTTTCAGGAGCATTACCACCAGCTGCATTACCTATTGTTGTAATGGTTACATTTGAAAAACCGCCAACTGTTCCCGATAATGTAAATGAAGTAGCACCATTTGCTTCTTCACGATTGCAAGTTATGTAATCTAGTATAACAATGTTACCATCAGCAACTGATTGTCCTAAAACACCATCACCAAAATAAACTTCAAATCTTCCATTCTCAACTTCTTGTAAAAAATAAACTTTAGATGTAGAATCTATGTTTGTGATACCACTTGCTAATGAATATGTGTTTGTCGTAGAGTCTGAAGAAGATTCCTGTATCTTAACAGTAAGGGTTGTTGTATCAACATTATCATTTGGTATAATAAATCTTTGATCTGTGTCTGTTGTGTTTGCTGTGTACTTGTAATTTAAATATGTACCTTCGTATACCACTAAGTTAGAAAATTTGTAAACACCATCTGCTGGAGAAATACTTACATCAGCATTATTTACAAAAGAATAGTTTGTTCCGTCAACCGTAGTTGTGAATTTTGTTCCTCTTGACATTGTAAGAGAAGCACCGCTAGCATTGTTTACAACAACATCAATTGTTGCTTGTGAAGCACTAGCACTTCTTGGAGTATAGCCAACTTGTTTTGCTAATGATACAACACTTGATCTTTGATCAGCACTATCAAGATACATTTCATTTGCCATCATATTGGCATTGTAACCAAGATAGTGTGTGTTGTAAGCAAGAACATCTAGTAAAACATTCATACCAGCACCTTGAAAATCATAATCAGTAAACTCATCCTGTTGTGATAGGAATGTTTTTAGATTATCTTTGATACCGTCAAAGTCTAATTGTGATATGTCTAATTTTGTTGCCATATTATCTTAATCTTTCTAAAAATGTTTCTACTTGAACTGGTTGAGGGTGATTAACTACATAAAAAGATATTGAAATTGAGTATCCATTTTTTTCTAAGTTAGGCATATTTTTAACCTGTGTTAATCTACATCTTGGTTCGTAATTTTTAATTAATAACTCTATTTGTTTTCCAATATAATGCGTTAGTTGAGGAGTTATGTTTTCAAATAACATTGCTCTTAAATTAGACCCAATCTCTGGGTGAAAAGGCTTTTCATAATGATTCAAGTTAATTAAGTTTCGTACACTTCTCTTTACTGCTTCAATATCTGATATTTTTTGAATATCTTTTGTAGCAGTATTTTGTGCAAAGTCTAAATTCAAATCTTTATAGATTCTTGCACTTCTTTTACTTTTGTTTGTTAGTGAACCAGCGTCATAACTTGCCATATTTATCTCCTACTACTATTTATACCGATATTACCCACCAGCAAAAACAGTACCACTACCTGATGTCATTGCACCTAAGTCTGTACTATCTCCTATACGAGCCATTGCTAAACCAACCGCAAATACTGTTGCACTACCTACATTGACATTAGCAACGTGTGCTGGGCAAGCAGGCGCCGGTGGGTTTGTATGAGAAACGGTTTTATCTGTTATTCTTGCAATAAGAATTGAATTTGCAAAGACAGTTGACTGTCCTGGCGTGGCTAAAGTTGTAATTGCTGTACAAACGTGTCCTGTACTTAAACTATCTCCTTTTCGACTTACTGCTGGCATTTTTTTTTGATTTCCTTAAATAATATGTTCTACCTTTTATCTTGTAGATTTTTTTTGGTTTAAATTTTGATTTTTCAGGTTCATATGATTGAATAACCCAATCAACTATCTTTTTAAGATATTTCATTGAAGCGTCCTCCTATATTATTCTTACTTTTTCTTTTTATTCTTTTTTTTCTTTAATGGCGGCTTAGTTGCTTTAAATTCATTGTAAGCACCTTTTGTTTTCACCATACCTTCTGGTGTAGGCACTTTATCTTCATTAATTAGTCTTTGTCGATTGATTAAATGTTTTGCTTGAACTTCATCTTTGTTTCCACCTTGATAAGCAACAGCATGTCCTTCTTCTTGTAAGACATCACTAACATTTTTACCATCTAGTGTTCTAAAGTTACCAAGAATACGACCAAACTTACCTTTCATGTTCTCTCCACCCTTTGTTACTTGCGATAACAAAATAGCTTCGCCTCCCAGTAAAGAATTTAATCTATCTTTAGCTGCCATACCAAATACCTTTTCTACTTTATCAGATGTTCTGGATTCTGGAGTGTCAATACCATTAAGTCTAACTCTTTCATCTCTAAGCCAGATACCGAAACCTAAATCTAAGTCAACATCAACGGTATCACCGTCAACTATTTTTACAATTTTACATTTATACTCGTACATAATTTTTTCCTTTAAATAACTAATAATTTTATAATAACTATTTATAAGTGCTTGACGAAATAGTAAAAAAATGATATAATAGACTTATGACTTTTGATGGAGACGGATAAAGTCAGGACGCACGGCCTGGTTCCTAGGATCAGGCCGCTAAATCCTTAATGTTCTCTTTTTGTTCTAATTTTATCCATTATTTTCCATTTTTTTGTTGACATTTATAGGTTTTTAGTGTATTATAATTGTATATTATGAAAAAAACAAGTAAAAATAATAATTCTATCAAGTGCGACACTTTGTGCTATATACAAACGCCAAAAACTATGATAGAATATACTTATATTATGAAAAACAAAACAAAGGATAATACATTATGGGAAAAGTAAAACAATGGGCTGAAGACGTTGCCGAAAAAGAAGTTGAATTGATTTTATCTAAAGTAAAAAACAATGAAATCACTAAATCAGACGCAAAAGTTAAGATTTTAAATACTGCCAACAAAAGTATGTTAGGAATCAA